GCACAGGCTAAAAAATAAATTATTACATAACACTATAGGACTTGCATAACATTTAACATAAATGTGAAATAAGGTCCTATACTGATATATAATATCACTATCATAATAAATAAAAGGAAAAATAAAATGAGACACACAAAAATAATATTTAAGGGTCAAGAAATATCTAGGACAAAGGTTAAAAATAATATCATTAGAGTATTAAATCAGTCCACAGCAAAAGAAAATAATGACTGGTATCAAAATGCTAACACCTGGTGCCAGCAGGTAGCATTAAAATATAACGTGCCTTTTGATAGTGTGGCAGGTGTGGTAGCTAGTCTGTCACCACGTAAGGAATGGCAATTGAATAAGCGTATAGCTATTGAATTAATTGAAACTGGTGATTGTGGACAGATTAAAGTATTTGTAAATAAGGCAAAAGATTGTCTAGAAGTCACTGGTGACAGTAAAATTTTAAGTGTCTTAAATGGTCCTAAAATCAAATCATTTTACTTAAATATAAAATACCCTGGTGCCAGCGATAATGTCACCATAGACAGGCACGCTATAGCTGTGGCACTGGGTAGGACAGCCAGCGACTCAGAGCAAGCATTATCCGAAAAACAATATCAGTTTTTTAAGGATTGTTATATATGGACCGCTGAAACTTTAGGGCTAAAACCATTAATGCTACAGGCTATAACCTGGGAAACTTGGAAAAGGATTAAATAAAATGAATATAAATACAATAGTTAACTTGACAATTTTAATTAGTGCTTGTATAATGGCACTATACATCATCACAGCGGTGATGTTATACACCTAAAAGACATAACACTGTTATGCACAACGGAGAAAATAAAATGAGAGCATATAAACTAGTCAGAAAATTAAAATCAGGTAAAATGACACCTTTATTCATCAATAAAAAACAAGGTATTGATTTTGACGTGTGGTACCATTCAGAGTGTCACCCCACAAAAGGCTTTAAGGTCCGACCAGGCTGGCACTGTACATCAAAACCTGAAGCACCACACCTGTCTAATAAGGGTAGAATATGGTTAGAGGTTGACATAGAAGGTATAACAGAGCATAATAGACCTAAATCACAAGGTGGACTGTGGTATACAGCAGACAAAATTAAATTTATTAGAGAGGTAATGGCATAATGAATATATTAGACAGAATTAAATTCTTATTTAGTGGTGACTTAGATAAATATTATAAGAAGGCACACCAGGAAGGCTACGATAAATGCTTTAATGGTGCTATGAGACATATGATAAGGGAGAATAGATAATGAGAGAATATACAATATATAATGACGAAGGTAAGGTCCTGCTACATACGTATGACGAGGATAAAGCCTGGGGATTCTTTGATGATAGCAAAGGTCATACGATTGATGAACACGTAGACGATGATGGTGGTTATGACGAGTACAAAGAAGGTCTAGCCGATTATGATACAAACATAGCTTTTAAATATCAGTGAGGAGAAATTAAAATGAATAAGCCGAAGAGAAGTATATACATACCAATCAGTGAGTGTGATTTGGATTTGTTTAAAGATATTGTGTATGATAACAGCACAATAGAATGGTCATTCCCAACTGAGCAAGATGGTGAATGGATAGATATAGTATTTATGTCTGATGATGAACACGAGCAAAGAGGAAATTAAAATGAGTAAAATAGGAAACTATGTACTAGAAATGGAAGCAAACGGTCAGTTAATCTTTGACGATTATAGACAAGACTATGTCTCACCTAAGGTGTATGCCTTAAGGACAGATTTAGAGTACCTAGAATGGCAAATACAGAGCCTTGAGAGGGACATTAAGACTAAAAAACTAGAGTTATTAAACACGGAGAAAGGATTATGAGAATTTATTTAGATTTATATAACACTGATTTTTCTGACCCTGATACTTGGGCGGAAATTTGTGAGTCAGTCAATGCTGACCCCGATTCAGACCACCTGGTATTAAGAATAGATAGAGCAGATGAAATTAAAGACAATAAACCCTCGAGGAAAACATTATGAGATGTAGAGTATGTGACCAACTATTAAATGACTGGGAATCAGTTAGAAAAGACCCTGAAACTAAGGAATATTTAGACACTTGTACATACTGTATATCTATGTCTAAGCCTGAAGTGGTTGACTTCATAGAGACAGAAAATAAATACTTAGAAACTGTTGACTTAACTAAAGAAATGTGATATAATATTACTATAGTATGAACAAAGAAACTAAGGTTCTAGACTTAAGGTGATAACGATAAAGATTATCACTTTAGGTAAACAACTTTAGGTTAAACTAAGGTGACACTTAAGAGGTAAGCCCTGCCTGTTTTGTGTCTTATTTAAAGAGGGCAAAGGAAAACTATAAAGATGATTACAAAAGGCGTAGCAAAATATGTGTACTTAGACTCAACAGAGAAATTCAATGGTGAGGACACTGGTAAGTACACTCTAACTGTAGGTCTAGCACCTGCAGAGGTAAAGACTCTAGAGGAAGCTGGAGTTAAGGTCCGTACAGTGATGGATAAAGATACTGGCAAAGAGATTCGCATCAGAAAATTCTCTACTCAATATAAATTAGAGGACACTATGATTCAGACTGTCAGTGGTGAAGCTATCGGTACCGACTTCGGTGCAGGTTCAGAGGTTCAGGTCTTATGGAAGGCAGGTAACGAACACCCAACACACGGTGTAGCTACTTACTTGACAGCCATCAAGGTTGCAGATGACCACGAGCCTGGGTACAAGGGTGCTAATGAGGAAATTTCAGACTTCTTAACAGCATAACACTGTTATGTCAGAGTTCACGAAACACGAAGCGTGCATTGCGTGCGGTTCAACGGACAATCTGGCTAGGTATTCTGATGGTCACGGTCATTGTTTTGGCTGTGGTCATTGGGAGCCACCTACAGATGGTACTCATTATGATGACTTAAATACTATAGAGGAGCGAAACGGTATGATTCAGACCAAAGGTTTCAAAGGGTCTATCCCTGAAAGAAACATCTCTAAGAAAATCTCAGCCAAGTATGGTGTAAGAATTTCACACGGAGAAGATGGTAAAATTAACAAACATTACTACCCTTACTATGACAGTAAGACTGGTGATATATTAGGCTACAAGGAGAGAGACGTAGCTACTAAAGGTTTCGGTATCAACGGGACCAACAAAGGTGCTGGTCTATTCGGACAGAACATCTTTAAGGAAGGTGGTAAGTACCTAACTATCACTGAGGGTGAGCTAGATGCCTTGTCTGTCAGTGAAATGTTTGATGGCAAGTGGGCTGTAGTCTCACTTAAGAATGGTGCAGGTGGTGCCTTACGTGACATCAAAGATAACTTAAACTACATTGAATCCTTCGATAATATTGTCTTATGTTTCGACCAAGATGATGCAGGTAAGGAAGCTGTCAAGGCAGTTAGAGATATCATCAGTCCTAACAAGCTGAGGATTGTCACACTACCACAGAAAGATGCTAGTGAAATGCTTATGAATGGTAGGATGAAGGACTTCACTGAAGCCTGGTGGAATGCTAAAGGATACACACCAGCAGGTATCGTGAGAGGTGAAGATACTTGGGAACACCTACAGAGAGATGAGAATCTAGTCACTATTATGTATCCGTGGCAGGCATTGAATGAAGTCACCTATGGATTCAGACAGAGAGAGTTAGTAACTATCACATCAGGTAGTGGTATGGGTAAGTCTTCAGTAGTGAAGGAGCTAGAAGCACACATCTTAAATGTAACAGATGATAACCTAGCTATCATTCACTTAGAAGAAAGCATAGATAGAAGTGTTAAAGGTTTGATGTCTATCGAAGCTAACCTACCTATACACATACCTAAGTATGAGGAAATGCTGAGTAAGGAAGAGAAGAAAGCACTATGGCAGAAGTCTGTAGCAGATAAGAATGTATTCTTCTACGACCACTTCGGTAGTATGTCAGAGGATAGTCTACTATCTGTCATACGTACCTATGCTAAGAGCTTTGATTGTAAGTGGATTATTTTGGACCACCTATCTATCGTAGTATCTAGTCAGGAAGGTATCTTAGATGAGCGTAAGGCTATCGATGCTATTATGACTAAGCTAAGAAAGATAGTACAAGAGACTGGCGTAGGCTTATTCCTTGTATCTCATTTGAAGAGACCTATGGGTAAGGCACACGAAGAAGGTGGACAGGTGAGCCTATCAGAGCTAAGAGGTTCAGCCGCTATTGCACAGTTGAGTGATATAGTCATCGGACTTGAGAGAAATCAACAAGCAGAGGATGAGAAGGAACGCAACACTACTACCCTACGTGTAATTAAGAATAGATTCTGTGGTCTCACTGGTAAAGCAGGACAACTAATCTATGATAAAGATACTGGTAGATTGAAGGAGGGAGTAGATGGTGAAAGCTTATTTTGATATTGAGACTGACGGATTAGATGCAACTAAGGTACACTGTATCTGTGCTATGTTAGACAACGATGAAACAATGTATAATTTTTTAGGAGAAAAACCATATGAAGACTTTAGAGACTGGCTTGTTTTGGAAGACGTACGAAGCCTTGTTGCTCACAACGGTATTGGCTTTGATATTCCTGTTCTGCGTAGGCTTAGTGGGTTCAGTTGGGATTTTATTATTCGAGACACTCTCGTCTTATCCCGATTGGTTAACCCTTCCTTGGAAGGAGGTCACTCCCTAAAAGCCTGGGGTGAAAGGATACACAATCAGAAGGGTGACTATGAAGGAGGATGGGAAACCTTCAACCTAGATATGTTAGCCTACTGTCAACAAGATGTAAGATTATTAAAGGACCTATACCGTAGACTCGGAGTGCAACTTAAAGACTTCGATGAAGAGAGTATAGAATTAGAACACACGGTGGCTGAGATAATCCACAAACAACAAACTAACGGAGTATTATTTGATGAAAGAAAAGGATATGAATTATTGGCAGAGCTTAAAGAAAAAGTCCACGAGATTATACTGGAGGTTCGTGAAGTTTTTAAGCCCCTCCCTATATGGAAGACTCTGCAGACGCTAAAGAATCCACTGAAGAAAGATGGTACTAATAGTGTAGCCTATCAGAAACAATTAGATAGAGGTGCACATATAGATAAGGATGGTGACTGGGGATACATCGACTACCCTGAGTTTAACTTAGGTAGTAGACAACAGGTAGCTAGATACTTACAACACTTTGGTTGGTCACCTACTGAATGGACAGATAAAGGTTCTATCATTGTGAATGAGAAGGTGTTAGCTAATGTAGATATACCTGAAGCTAAGATGATACTGGAATACTTCACTATCTCTAAGCGTGTGGCTATGGTTAAGAGTTGGTTAGAAGCTGTAGGTGATGATGGTAGGATTCACGGTAGTGTCAACAGCTGTGGTGCAGTTACTGGTCGTATGACACACAGTAAACCTAACCTAGCACAAGTACCTGCTGTCTATTCTCCATATGGTACTGAATGTAGGGAGCTGTGGATTGTCCCTGAAGGTAAGAAGTTAGTAGGTATAGATGCTAGTGGTCTTGAGTTACGGATGTTAGCACACTATATGAATGATGATGATTATACAGAGGAAATATTAAATGGAGACATACACACAGCAAACCAGTTGGCTGCGGGACTTCAATCAAGAGATTCAGCAAAGACTTTTATCTATGCCTTCTTGTATGGAGGAGGTGATGGCAAAATCGGGGAAATCGTTGGCGGAAAAGCGAAGGATGGTAAGAGACTTAAAGCAAAATTCCTTGATAATACGCCTGCACTTAGAGTATTACGAGGAGAGGTTGACAGAGGAAGCACGAAGGGTTGGCTTAGAGGACTAGATGGTAGACGGTTACACATCAGGTCTTCACATAGTGCACTGAATGTATTGTTACAATCAGCAGGTGCTATAGTTATGAAGCAATCATTGATACTACTGGAGAAATTCGCTACGTCATATAAGATAGATTATAAATTTGTATTGAATGTACACGATGAATTTCAGGTAGAGGTCAATGAGACACAAGCAGAGCAGTTCGGTAGATTAGCAGTTGACTGCATCATCCGAGCAGGTCAGGATTTTAAACTAAACTGTCCGTTGGATGGTGAATATAAGGTAGGTAAAACGTGGGCACAGACACACTAGTAGATGACATCTATGAGCTAATGAATACCAAGGTGGTAGCAGAAGGCGTAGATGTAGATAAAGTTGTTGAAGATTTCGGGGAGAATATGAAGGCAATCCTTAGAAACAATATCACAGCACACAAGTTCGACAAGCGTAAGTTACGTATGTCTAACATAGGTAAGAAGGATAGACAGTTATGGTATAGTTATAATGGCTATAAAGGTGAGGAGCTACAACCTCAGGTCTACATTAAGTTTCTATATGGTCACCTCATTGAAGAAATGGTACTAGCACTGACTAAGTTATCAGGTCACGAGGTGACTGATGAACAGAAGAAGGTAGAGGTATCAGGTATCAAAGGTAGTATGGATTGTAAGATTGATGGTGTACTGACAGATGTTAAGTCAGCCAGTACCTATGGATTCAAGAAGTTTAAGGATGGTAGTCTAATTGATAATGACCCCTTCGGTTATGTAGACCAGATTAAAGGTTATGCACACGCTGAGAAGACTACTGATGTAGGTTGGTTAGTTATGGATAAGACCACTGGGCAGTTGACATATCTTAAGTATGATATGGCTGATGAATCTAAGTGGTACTGGACCAAGCTAAACTTCTTCAGTATCATAGATAGAATTAAAAAGATTAAAGCTTTAGTGACTAACACTAAGCCACCAACTAGATGTTATGACCCAGTACCTGATGGTAAGAGTGGTAATATGAAGTTACCTGTAGGCTGTAGCTATTGTTCTTTTAAGCACGAGTGTTACCCTGAGCTACGTACTTTCATCTATTCTAATGGACCTAAGTATCTAACTGAGGTAGGTAAAGTACCTTCAGTCTTAGAGGTAGATAAAGATGGTAATAGATTGAATAACTTTTATGAAGACAAAGATATATCTAAGGAGTTCTTTGATGCAAAAGTATAGAAGCAAACTAGAGAAGGAATGTCACCAGTTATTAGGTCAGAAAGAGTGGGACTATGAGCCACATAAGGTAGCCTATACTATGCGTAAAAACTATATGCCTGACTTCGTTAGTGGTGACTACTACATAGAGGTTAAAGGTTTCTTCAGACCAGGAGATACAGCTAAGTATAAAGCTATCGCTGAACAACTTAGGTTTGAGGAAAAAGAATATATCTTTCTGATGCCTAAGCCTGATAGCAAGGTACGTAAAGGTGGTAAGATAACCTATCGACAGTGGTGTGCCAAACATAAGATAAAGATATTTTCAACTAAGGAAATTAAGGAGCTAAAGGAATGGACAAGAAACAAACAACAGATGCTGTAGACCTTAACTATTATAAACAATGCTGACACTTGAAGAGCTTAAGGATAGGGTTGAAGCAGAAGGTTATGATGAGTGTCTTATCTGTGAGATTTTAGAGGTAAACACTAGGGAATTACTGGATGCTTTTGAGTATAAACTAATTACGAAGAGGAGTGAGTTTGATGACGATGACGATTGAGGGATTCATTCTATATAACATTGTTATGTGGACTATGGGATGGTACCTATTAGTAAGGAACGGGGAGAAAGAATATGATAATGGATTCTTAGATGCAGTACAGCTACACTCTGAAGGAAGATTGACCTATACCTTTGAGACTATAGGTGAAGATGAAGGTGTATTAACTATAGAGGTTAGAGATGAAGTCTGAATATCTAGGTATAACAATAGATAGAACAAGGGATAAGATGTTGACCACTCAATCTCAGGAGCTTCTTAAGGGTTATTATCTTAAGGATAAAGAGAAGTCACCGCAAGAAGCGTACGCTAGAACGTGCGTGGCATACTGTGATGGTGATTTAGATTTAGCACAGAGGTTATACGATGCTGTTAGTAGTGGTTGGTTTATGTTTAGTAGTCCTATACTTAGTAATGCACCTACAGTGGGTGATGAAACAAAGGGACTACCTATTAGCTGTTTTCTATCTTACATACCTGATACTCTTGATGGTCTCATTGAGCACCAATCTGAGTTAGCTTGGCTGAGTGTCAAAGGTGGTGGTGTAGGTGGACACTGGGGTGACGTACGTCCTGTTAGTGACAAAGCACCAGGACCATTACCATTTATTAAAGTAGCTGACTCAGCGATGACAGCTTATAAACAAGGACAGACAAGGAAAGGAAGTTATGCAGCGTATATCAATATCAACCATCC